TCAAAGACTTCTAGCTCGTTTGTAATATACCCTTCGGGAAAGGTTATCTTTCTTTGCTGAATGGCTGAGGCTAAGCCTTCCATAAGTTGCTGCTTACTTGTAGAGGTGAATTTAAACCCCGTTACTAAAACTCCTTCACGTTGTAGGTCCTCAAAGATTGGGTCTCCAGCTCCAGTAGAATCTACCAGCAGAGGTACTTTAGGTAAGTTCTGAATTACTTGTTTGGTTTGTCGCCAATCTTTCTGAAACCTATCGAAATAAGATACTGAACCATTTTTATCTAAACCTATAATAACAGTAAAGTCTACTGACTTTGCCAAATCAACACCATAGACAATAGGAGCCTCGTGGCTGAGCTCAAACGTACACTGCTTGATATAACTACTCCCGAAAGGATTAGAGGCATTTTCAGCAGGATTAGCCATATATTCTTGCTCGAATACAACCTGAGGTAATTGGGTACGGGCATCGTCAATCTCGCCTCGGTCTATATAAGGGTTATCGTAGGTAGTGAATTTAAAACTTTCCCAATCAGGCTCTCCAGACTTTAGGAATAGGGAGTAAAAAAAGTTCTTTCCTTTAGGCGTGGAAAGGAATAAGGCTCTACCTTTGTAATCGGTTAAGGTAGGTCGTATTGAGTTCTGCCATCCTTCTTCTAAGTTAGGAATAAACGAAGCCTCGTCTATTACAATAAAGTGAAACTTTCTTCCCCGTAGGTTATCTAAGCGTTCCCCAGTAAAGAAGTAAACCGCTCCATCATTTGGGAACTTAATAGAAAGCTCTGACTTATTATTCTCGAAAGGTATCGCCTTCGTTAAGCGGTCAAAGAATACTCTAGCTAGTTGATAGGTAGGAGTTATGTAAGCTACTTGTTTACCTTGTAAGGCGTTTACGATTATCTCTATCTGAGAAAGCTCACTTTTGCCAAACCTTCTCCCACACATTACAACTCTAAATCTCTTTGAACTGTCAAGGATTACTTGTTGGTTAATATGCGGATTAGGTAGTTCAATCCTCATAGAATTGTCTTGCCATTTACGAATACTACTTCTATCCTAGAATCGCTTTGCACTTGCTGGGTTTCTTTTGGCTTTCCGTAAACTCTAGTTAACAAAGTTTCAACCGAATATAAGCTACCCTTCTCTAAGCTCTTACGCATAGCATTGGCGATTGTCTTTTCTAGGATTGTAGCCTTCGGGTTATCCCAAACTTCTTTAAGGTCATCCAAATCCATCTGAAGCATAACCTGTATCGTATCGTTAATCTCCGATAGCTTATAGCCTTGCTCTCTAAGTAAGGTTACGTACTTCTTAGGTCTTCCGTTAGGGTTTCTTACTTCTCCTTTCTTTGCTGGTATTAGGTTATGATTATTAGCCATTTCTCTAAATTCTCTCTAATTTATTCTAAGCCTTTAAATGCTTTTAACGGATAAAATACCAAACTATTTCGGTAGCCACCTTGCTTAGTAGGAATGATAGGTGTAACTCCGTGAACGTTTCTCCAAGCCGGATAAACCAGCATTGAATTGTCGCAACTATCTACCGTAGCTCCATAATCGGGGACAGTAGTATTACCTCCGGTTGCATTTTCCTTTTTTGCAATTATCACATTTACGCATCCTTCTAGGTTTCCTGCGTCTCGATGGAAAGGTGCAGAGATATTGTAATTTGAGATAGAGCTGGTAAATAATCTTCCGAATCGCCATTTTTTAGGGATATTAGTTTCAATAATGTTTTTTTGATTTTCGAATATATTAGGAGTGATTTGCCTTATAACTTCTTCTGACTCGTGACAAGCCAATAGCATAGCCTTTATGAAAGTTTGTGCAGTCTTAACTTGGTGAACGCTTGACATTGATGGATAAGGTCTACGCATATGAGGTTTCGGAGGACAAGAGCCAATAATTGTACTATATTGTTTTACTTCTGCTTCTTTGTCAATCATTCCACTAGACCTACGCATTTCGCTTTTTGGAACTCTATCTGAACGTAATTCGTTATTTGCAATCTCTACGTATTGCCTTAATTTACCTTCTATTGATTTTATGTAAAACCCGATAGGCTCTCCATCATAATAAAAAATAGAATCTTCTGTTACGTTTGGCTCAATAGTTTCACAAATATCGCCAATCTGAACATTATGGTCTCTTTTAATTAAATCAATCCTTTTCATAAAATTAATTTTTTCCAGTTATTATTTTCATTTTCTGTTGGGAGATTATTACTATATAGTTTAGGCATTTTTAAAGCCTCAAGTAATTCGTATTCGTCTTTTACCGCATAACAATTAATCCCATTTACATATAGACTATCTTTAACATTACACCAATCTTTATGTAAAATCATTCCGCATTTATGATATTCAGCTTCTAAAAAGGTATATTGAGTTCCTCCACCATCTTTTTTTATTGTAGACAAGTCTACCAAATAATTTGTATCTGCGTATAACTTTGATATTTTACTAAGGTCTTTAGCATATTGACCTTTGTAATAATCGTCAAAACCTAAAGATTTCAAACCTCCTTTTATATAAGAATTATTGTAAACAAATCGAAAATTTTTACTTCCCCAAATTTCAATTTTAGCTCCCAGATTATTTGCCCTACATATTATATCAGTATTTTTATCAAAGTCAATTCTCGATAAAGACCTATTATATTTGTTACTACCAATAATCTTGTTATATTTATAATATGGATGCTTGTAAAAAACATTTTGTATACCCATAGAAGTAAGCAACTCTGAAACAGCTTTTCTGATTGTGATAACTGTATTTTGTCTACAAAACTGTATTACTTCATCGTGCAATTCGGTAGGGTCGTGAATGATAACGAATGATTTTTTAAATAAATTTAGATATTTAAGATGTTGTTTGTCAATAGCTACGATGATAGAATTCTCAAATTTTGGGATAATGTTTTGTTTTATGTTTACATACTTTACATCTTCATAAAATCTTCCACCGCCCTTATACGTATCTTTTATTGTTAGGACTTCATTAATTCCTAGCAACTTGCATAAATGATAAGTGAAAGTTACCCAACCTCCAAAACTTGCATTAGACAAATAAAATATCTTATTGTAGAGCATTTTTTTCTTGCTTAAGTTTTTCTATCAAAAAACCTCCTATGTATAACTTTTGTTCTCTCCAAAACTTTACTAGCTCTTGAGCTTCTTCGTAATGCTCAGGCTCAAATTCTATTTGTATAGCTTTCCTTACTGCACCAGCCATTTCGTCTAATTGAGAATCAATATCTACATCATCCAAAACTGAATAATCTAATTCTTTAGTGGTTTCAAAATTAGGCAAATCAATTCCCCACTCTCCGAGTTCTTCGCTATCCCACTCGTTAGCTAAGTTATCCCAATCCCAAACCCCAAAAGAAACGTTATCTTTTATAATGAATTGTTTTTGTTCTTGTTCGGTTAATTCATCTGCTATAACTACGGGTATTTCTTTAAACCCTGCTTCTTGACAAGCTCTCAATCGCATATTGCCACCGAGAACTACCATATCAGAATTTACTACAATAGGTCTCAATTCTAGCATTTGCGGAAACTCTTGTATTGATTTTACAAGTTTATTGAACTTATCGTCTTTAATTACCCTTGGATTGTTAGGGTTTAGCTTTACCTTGTTGATAGGCAGGTTTTTTGTTTTCATTAGTATTCGTTTAAAAAGATTGTATAATCGTTTGTTTCCATATAACGCTTGGTTTCTTCAAGCCATATTACATCGCATTTAGATAAGCCTTCGTCTTTCATCTTTCGATATGGTGTGTCTTGTCCTACATCGTGTCCTATGTGTTCAGCTCGTATTCCGTTTAGATAGTAGTTCAAGTGACCCGTTTGTCTTAATCTGAAAGCATAGTCAGAGTCTTGCATTCCGTAGGGGTCGTAAGCCTCGTTAAAATAGCCTATCTTTTTAATTGCCGACATCGGTATCAAAACATTGCCAAAAGAAGCATCTTGAACGTGAACGGGTATTCCGTTAATAACTTGCATTTCGTT